TGATACTGAAAATGACCAATGGGGGTTAGATGGTTGGGAAGGATATTCGGCAGTATTAACTAAAGCAATCCAAGAACAACAAACAATCATTGATGACCTAAAAGCAAGAATTAAAGCACTAGAGGACGCATAGAATGGCAAGTACAAAAATCCCTTTGGAATTAACAGCTTACGCCCCTGATGCTGATGGGGCTACACTAGAACTACAAACCACAGATACAACGGTTACTGATGGTAGCGTGCTAGGTAAGATAGAATTTAAAGCACCAAAAGAAGCAAGCGGTACAGATGCCATATTAGTAGGTGCGGCAATAGAAGCGGTTGCAGAGGGAACATTTGCGGCAGACAACAACGCCACAGAGTTAGTATTTAAAACAGGTGCTAGTGAAGCGGCGACTCAGAAGATGGTACTTACTTCTGCGGGTCGCTTGGGGTTGGGAACTGCAAGTCCATCATCTACTGCTGGGTGGGGAACTCTGTTAGAAGTTAGTGGAACAACTAATGCTGGAATAAAATTTACAGAAACAGATACAGCTAATGGAGATTATTCTCTAGGGGTTACTGCTGGTACTTTTCGCATTTGGGATGAAACAGCCTCAGCTTTTCGTGTAATTTTAGACGGCTCTGGAAATGTTGCTATAGGTCGTACATCAAGCATAGCACATCCTTTAGACATACAAAGAGCAGACAATGCCTACATACGAGTATCTTCAGGAACAACACAAGAAAATGCTGGTATTATATTTGCAAATCAAAATACAACTAAATGGACACTTGAAAAAGAAGGTTCAGCACATTCTCTGTTTTTAAAAGATGCCTCAAGCACAGTAGTAACTTTTGCACAGGGTGGAAATGTTTTAGTCGGTAAGACGAGTACGGCAGTAGGTACGCAAGGCATAGAGTTTATGCAGAATGGGGAAGCCTATAGTACGATTGTCAATGGTCTTAATACTTGGCACGTTTACGCAAACTCAGGTTATAGATTTTATGTCAATCCTAATGGTGGTATTTACAATTACAGCGCCAACAATTCTAACCTTTCAGACGAACGTGAAAAGAAAAACATTGAAGCACTTGAGTCTCAGTGGGATTCATTAAAGCTATGGAGCTTAAAGAAGTTTCACTACAACGCTGATGATAATTCAGAAAACAAGAAGTACGGAGTTATTGCCCAAGAAGTAGAAACTCATAACCCAGAAGTCGTATCTGAGTTTGAGGTTGACGATGATACTACTCGCAAGGCTGTAAAAGAACAACAGATGATGTGGTTGGCAGTTAAAGCACTTCAAGAAGCCATGACCAGAATTGAAACACTAGAAACAAAAGTTAAAACATTAGAGGACACATAGAAAATAACAAGCAAAATTGGAGTCAGAATAATTAAGTGTTAAGATATAATTTTTAAACAATCAGAGGAAAGACAATGGCAGATGCTAATGAAGATAAAAGAGTTTTAGTTTTACAAGGTGATAACGAAGAAAAAAAAGAATATCCAGTAGCGGATATGTCACCCGAAGCACAGAATATGTATAACAAACTGGTGCTAGTGCAAAACGAAGTAGCTAAGTTAAATTTTGATTTAGAACAAAAAAACATAGTGCAAACGCGCTACATAGCTGACATACAAGCAATGTTGACTTCAGATGAAGCAAATGAAGCTGAAGGTAACGAAGATGGCAAAAAAGAGTCAGATAAGTAAACAGTACAGCAGTGATTTACAATCGCATGAGCAGATATGCGCTTTAAGATACGAGCATATAGAAAAACGCTTAGAGTCAGGTGATAAACGATTTGCCCGCGTAGAGGGTATGATAATTGGTTTATACGGTTTAATTATAGCTTCTCAATTATATGCGGGTATGGGCTAATGGCGGGCTTACAAGTAACCACAGCGCCTACAGTAGAGCCTTTAAATCTACAAGAGGTCAAAGAGTACCTAAGAGTAGAGGACAGCACAGACGAGCGTGTATTAAGACCTTACATTGAAAGCGTAAGAAGAATTGCTGAAGAACACATGGGTCGTGCTTTAATGCCACAAACGCTGACTTTATTTATAGATGCTTTTGATGAGCTTGAAGACCCATTATGGGAAGGCATGAGAACAGCGCCTTATTTAAACTTCTATAAAAACTACATATCACTACCTAGATCACCAGTAACAAGTGTTACATCTGTTTCTACATTTAATGATTCAGATACAGAATCTACAATGGCGGCAAGCAGATACTATGTTGATAATGTAAGAGAACCCGCAAGGATTGTACTAAGACAGGGTGAAACATTCCCATCAGCATTAAGAGTAGCTAACGCAATCAAAGTAGTTTATGTGGCGGGGTACACATCAGCATACGCAATACCAGAGCCTATCAAGATGGGTATGCTACAGCACATTGCTTATATGTATGAGCATCGTGGCGATATGTATGAAGCAAAAGCACCATTACCGCCCGCAATCAAAACAATGTATTCACCGTATGTGGTTCATAGCGGTTTAGGTTCTTCACTATTTCTTGCATTAGGTTAATCCATGAACTCTATCGGCAAAATGCGATACAGAGTCAAAATAGAATCTGCGACAGATACTACAGATGCGGGTGGTGGTAGAGCCAGAGTTTACAATACACTAGCTACCGTATACGCGAATATAAAGCCGATTTCAGGCACGGAAACCTTCAGACAGGGCAAAGTATCAAGTGACACCACACATGAGGTTACACTGCGATATAGGAGTGATTTAAGCACTAAATATCGTATTTGTTATGGAACAAGGGTCTTTTCTATAAAAAGTATTCTAAATATTGATGAAAGAGATCGTTTCCTAAAACTATCATGCAAAGAAGGAGTCGCAGAATGAGTTTTAAGAATCTACCCGAAGTAAAGCGTAAAATTGCAAAACGATTGCAAAAAGATGCGCCACGCAATCTAAAGAAGGCTATGACAAAAAGCGCCTTGCTTGTTAGAGGTGAAGCAGTCAGTAGTATATTAAGTGGTAACAAATCAGGTGTTACTTACAGAAAATACAATCCAAACAGAACACACACAGCATCAGCTAAAGGACAAGCGCCCGCATCAGATACAGGTACACTTGCAAGCGGTATAAGTCATGAAGTGGTTATGGAAGGTAGAAATGTAGTAGGTAAGATAACCGCATTTGCATCAGATGGTGGTGGTGACAACTACGCAAAACATCTTGAGTTTGGCACGGTCAATATGGATGCAAGACCATTCATGCAACCCGCGCTCAATAAAAACGCTAGAAAAATACAAGCAATATTCAAAAGAGAAGGGATTATATAATGGCTCTAGGTTTATTTGCATTGCAATCAAGAATATACGCAACTCTCAACGGAGATAGTAACCTCACAAGCACGCTAGGCGCTTCAATATATGATGATGTGCCACAAGGTAGTGCATACCCATTTGTGTCTATAGGCGAAGAACAGAGCAACGAATACGGTACTATGGACTTAGATGGAATGGACACAGCGCTTACGATTCATGTTTGGTCAAGGTATGACGGCGCAAAGGAAACAAAAGATATATTGGACAGAATACACACTTTATTGCATGATAGTAGCCTAAGTGTTACTGGATTTAATCTAGTAAACCTTAGATTTGAGTTTAGCGATATAATGCGTGACCCAGATGGGGTAACTAGACATGGTGTCATACGATTCCGTGCAACAATATTAGGAACTTCATAATAGAGGACATAAAAAATGGCGGCACAAAAAGGTTCGGCGGTACTGATAAAACTAACTATCAGTGGAACTCCAACAACAATCGGGGGTCTGCGCTCATCTTCATTGACTATTAATGAAGAAACTGTAGACGTAACTAACAAAGATTCAAGTGGCAACAGAGAATTACTAGCTGATGGCGGTATATTATCAATGTCAATTTCTGGAAGCGGTGTATTCACTGACTCAACGGCGGAAACAACATTCCGTTCTGCGGCGGTTGGTGCGGCGACATTCCAGACATTCTCATTCATAGTGCCAGATTTAGGTACATACTCAGGCACATTCCAAGTGACAAGCCTTGAATATGCGGGCGAGTATAACGGAGAAGCAACATATAACTTTGCATTAGAGTCATCTGGTGCGATTTCATTCTCTGCCGCTTAATAAAAAGGTAGGTGATATATGGCTTGGAAAGAAGTTACAGTAAAAAAAGGCAATAAATCATATAACGCATTTATGCGTAGAGATGACCTTGAATTACCCAATAAGATAGGAAAACCAGAAACAGTTAATGTTGACGGTAAGACCTTGAAAGTTAAAGACTTTTGGGTTGATGAAAGAGATGACATTATTAAAATTAAATTAGATGTTCCAATGGGAACGCCAACAATTAAAGATGGAGAGTCAAATGGCAAATCCGATGAAGGGTCAGATCAAGGTTAAATTAGGCGATAAAGAATACAACGCCAGATTAACCATTGATGCAATAATGCAAATAGAAGATGCCGTAGGTTGCGGTATCATCAAACTTGCTTCAAGAATGGCAGATGCCGATATAAGAATGTCTGATGTAGTCACCGTTTTGCTACACGCTCTTAGGGGTGGTGGTAAAGACTTCCAAGAGAGTGATGTAAAAAAGATTGTTCAAAACACAGGAATAGTGGAGTCAACCGCCGCCATGTCATCACTAATCGTGCAAACACTATCAACAAGTGACGAAGCAGTAGAAGGAAAAAAAAAGGGGTAAAAGTAGATGACAAGTTACCAATCAAAAGATACATGGAAATTTGTATGGGAATGGTTGGTATGCAACCCTCTGAATTTTGGAACGCTTCACCTCAAGAAATACACTCAACTATTGAAGGATTCAGTGAATTCCATGCCGCAGACAGTGGTGATGAGCCAGTTACTAATGAAGAACTTAAAAACCTTATGGAGTTACACCCTGACTAATGGCTACTAAAGTAGATGAACTGATTGTTGAGATTAAAGCTGAAACCGCGAAGCTAAAGCGTGGGCTTAAAGATGTCAATAATCAGTTAGATAAAACATCAAAAAAATCAAGTGTAGCTACGAGTAAGTTAAAAGCTATTGGTGGGGCGGCAGTTATAGCGGCATTCGCTAAGCTAGGAAGCACTATAGCAAGAGTCGGTAGTGGTTTTGAAGATTTGCAAGACTCACTAAATGTTGTATTTGGTGGTATGCAACAAGGTCAAGCGGCAATGGACAGAGTTATGACTTTTGCTCAAACAACTCCATTCCAAATTGAAGATGCCACAAAAGCATTTATAGCTTTAAAATCTGCGGGTATTGAGCCAAGTATGGATATGTTGCAGACATTTGCAGATACATCAAGTGTTGCTGTAGACCAGTTAGGCACATTTGAAGCATTAGTGAGGTTAACTCAAAGGTCAGCATCAGGTGGTATGGGTCTTGAAGAACTAAACATGATTTCAGATAGAGGTATTGATGTATTAGGTATATTGAAAGAAAGACTCGGATTGACAAAAGATGACATAGCTGAATTTGGTAAAACAGCAGAAGGCGCGGCTGAGATGGTCAAGGCGTTAACTGATGGATTGAATGAGAAGTTCGGTGGCGCTATGGAACAAAAAATGGATAACCTGTCTACTAAAACATCAAATATGGTTATAGCATTCAAACAACTGGGAGATGATGTATTTAAAAGCGGTCTTGGTGATTTCTTGAAGTCAATGGCAGATGATTTAACTTCTTTAGCAATGGCTATAGGTGGTGTTGTTAGAAGTGTTGGTGGTATCAAAACACTTTCTGATATGGGTGTTACTGAAATGAATCCAGAAAAACGCAGAGCGCAAATGGTTAATGCTATTAGAGAGCAACAAAAAGTAGTAGAAGATTTGATGTCTAAACATGGTGGGGTTGCGGGTTTAGCTGAAATGGCGGACAAAGGAACTAGGGTGGTGCGTGGTGAGTTAGAAGGCGGTAATGTTGGTGACCTAGAAGTGTTAAAAATAACGGCTAGGAATATGTCAGTATTAAATTTGGCATTAGCTAGTCTAGATGAAATGATGAATAAGGTTGATGATACTGTCAATGGCGAAGATGGATTGGATAGTAAATTTATAAACTTTGGCGCAACATTTAAGAAGTTAGCTTCAGATTCTAAGGATGCGGGAAAAGTAATAGCAGAGCAACTGGGAACTCTAGAAGAAATAGCAAGCAGTAAAGAGCTACAAGAATTCTTTGATACCTCACCAGAGGAAATAGCAAGAATACAGACTCATCTAGAGGGATTAGCAAAAGAAGCGGCTAATACAGGTCTAGTGCTAAGTGAAGAACTAGAACAATCAATTACTAATTTATCTATGTCATTTACTAAAGATTTTGTTGATTCTTTGATGGCGGGTGAAAACGCACTTGAATCATTCAAAGACTTTTCAAAACAAATAGTAAGCACAATAATATCAACATTCTTACAGTTAAAAGTAATACAACCATTGATGGCAATGATATTTAGTGGCTCTGGTGGTGGCACTGCTACATTACCCGCAAACAATCTCGCATTTGATTCTATGATGCAGACTCGTGCGGGCGGTGGTACGGTTCAAGCTCGTAGACCTGTATTGGTAGGTGAGCGTGGTGCAGAGATATTTGTGCCTAACACATCTGGAAGCATAATGAATCATGCAGACTCAAAAGGTGTTGGTGGTGGTGGATTGGTTGTTAATCAACAGATTAGCTTCTCAACAGGCGTAGTGCCAACAGTAAGAGCAGAGGTATCTAAAATGTTGCCACAAATAGCTGATGTAACTAAGTTTGCAGTATTAGAAGCCGCACAAAGGGGCGGGTCATTTAGAAAAGGATTACAAGGTGCTTAGATGTCAAAAGAAATAGCAATGCCAACATCACCTAATTTTTTAAGCAGTACATTCACGCTAACAAGAGCTATAGGTCAAACAGTATCACCATTTACAGGTAAGCAACGTACTCAAGAATATGACATGGTTCTATGGTCAGCACAGGTAACGCTACCGCCCATGAAAAGAAGTGTTGCGGCTAATTGGCAGTCATGGTTTGCTAGATTAAAAGGCTCAACTAACTATTTTAAATTTACAGACCCAGATGCACTAACAAATCAAGGCACTTATGATGAAGATGATTTGATTGCAACGCCCAGAGTCACAGATACCAGTACCGCTTTATCATTTGCAACTAGCACCATAACATCAGGTGATTCTATATTTGGTAACGCATTAGTAGGTGATTACATATTCGTAACAGGCGCAACTAATGAAGATAACAACGGCACGCATAAGATAAGCGCAGTAACAAGCGCAACCGTAGTCGTTACTACAAGCACATTCACAACAGAATCAAATACAGCATCATGTAAAGTACAGCAGAATGTAAAAGGCGCTACAGGGCTATCATTGACAGCAAGCACTAACAGCGCGGCGGGTACAATAGCTGTAGGGGATTATCTCGGTGTATTAGATGCCGCATCTACTACTGGTACGCCTAAACAATTATTGTTAGTTACTGAACTATCTACACAAACAGCAGTAGGTGGTGGCTTAAATAAAATATCTGTAGGCACAGAGCCTAAACTTAGAGCAGATATAACATCAGGACATTTTGTGAAATTCGCAAGCCCAAAGGGAAAATTTAGATTAGACAGTAATATAGTAGAGTGGTCAGCTAATCGGAACTCTAACTATACATTCTCTTTTTCTTGCACTGAGGTAATCTAATGGCTACCAGATCAGGTATTGATACAGCAATCACATCAAGATTGACTGACGATCATCAAATCATGGGTGTTGCCGTCAAAGCTGAGTTTGATACAGCAGATATAAGAGTGTGGTCTGGGTTAGGTGACGCAACCATTTCAAGCGAAACATACACAGGGGCGGGTACATTGCTAGGTATCAGTGGAAATGAAGATACCGCAGAACTTTCAAGCACAGGAACTATTGTAACTTTGTCAGGTATGGATTCAACTGTATTAAGTTACGCTCTAAGTGAAAACTATCAAAACAGACCGATAACAATATTCTTAGTATTCTTAATGGGTGGAAGTAATGAGGTAGCGGGTACTATGACTATGTTCAAGGGGCGTATGACGGCACTTTCTATTAATGATGACCCTAACGGTGCAACGGTAACAATAAACGCTGAGAATCGCCTTATAGACCTTAACAGACCCTCACACTTGAGATACACAGTAGAAAGTCAAAAATACATACTGTCCTCAGATACATCATTCAAGTATGTGCAACAACTTCAAGATATGGATATCGTATGGGGCAAAGCATCACAGAAAGAAAATGTACCGCATCATAGAAAAGGTGGTGACGGTATTGAAAAGGACAATAACCCAAGACAATGAAGAAGAAAGCAAACTGGTATGATGATTTATTCATCTATTTAGAAGAAAACAAAGACAAGCCCTTCAAGTGGGGGTCATGGGATTGTTGCCGTTTTTCTAACGGTGCTATCAAGGCTATGACAGGTAAAACCATGATACCAAGTGAAGTTAAATGGACAAGCAAAGTATCAGCACTCAAAGCCATAAGTAAATATGGTGGAAGTCTAGTAAAGAGTATTGATAAAGCCTGTAAAAACAAAGGCTTACAAGAAATAAAACCCGCATACATTACGGCGGGTGATTTAGTGGTGTATGACGGCTCTGATATTAATGTAGGTATATGTGATGGTATGAATATTGTTTGTGTTACAGATGACGGATATACCGTGTTGCCTAATGAAAAAGCAATCAAGGTGTGGCGAATAGATGGCTAAACAAGTAAAAGCGGCAATCGTAGCGGCAGTAGTAGTATTTGCTATAACTACAGGTCTTGGATTTGTAGGTGCTAAATTCGGGTTATCTATGGGTGGTCTCGCGGCAGAGGGCGCAATAGTTTTTTCTGCTGTTAAAGCAATGACATTAAACGCATTTATAGGTACATTAGCGGCGGGTGTTATTGGAAAGATGACATCAAAAGGTATAGAAGCATCAAGAGATAACTTTGGTACTAAAGTCACAACTAAATCAGCAACAGCGCCAAGACAAATAATTTATGGTGAGTGCCGTGTGGGTGGCATCATGACACAAGTAAATACAACTGGCACAGACAATAACAAGTTATCCATGTTTGTTGTGGTTGCGGGTCATGAGGTACATTCGCATACAGGCGTTAGATTAAATGATACAGATGTTACTACAAGCACAGCAACAGTATCAGGTGAAACAGTTTATACAGTTACATCATCAGAATTCACAAACACAGACAATACTAACTCTCATGGCAGTGGTCGTTTAATTAGATACACATTCCATGATGGAACACAAAACGCTCATGACGGTCTTGCTAGAGCAACACTCGGTAGCTCATTTGTACCTGATACACACAAATTCAAAGATTGTGCTTACTTCTACTTTGAGATGATATATGACCCAGAGAAGCTACCAAACATACCCGCTATATCATTCAAGATTAAAGGCAAGAAAGTACATGATCCAAGAGATGCGGCGGCGGCAGATGCATGGTCAGATAACCCCGCATTGATTATTAGAGATTACATAACCAATACAACATACGGTTTAAAAGCAACCTCAGATGAAGTCAATGACACTACATCAGGCGGTGGATTTGCGGCGGCGGCAAACACTTGCGATCAAAATGTAACATTGGCAGATAACTCAACGACAGAAAAAAGATATCGTTCTAATGGTTTTACCAATATGTCAGCATCAGGTGAGGGCGTGCTAGAAGCGCTCATATCATCATGTGCGGGCAGTATTACTTATACTAATGGTAAGTTTAATCTCTTTGTAGGTGCGGCTCAGACTGCATCATTAACAATAACTGATGATGATTTGTTAGAAGCAATAACTGTAACAACCAATGACAGGGGCGGTGATTTATACAACGCTGTAAAAGCAGTATATGTTGACTCAACGAACAGCTATCAACCCGCAGATACGCCTATTGATACAAACAGCACTTATCTATCTAATGATACGCCTACAGGTGAGAGTCAGGCTAATTACAGAAAACAGTTAGAAACACAGCTACCATTCACAACCACACATACAATGGCGCAGAGATTGGCTAGAGCGCAACTCATAAACCAAAGATTTAATACAGGGTTATCTGTATTAGTGCCATTGGGCTTTCTTAGACTACAACCTAAAGATTGGGTCAATGTAACAAATACTCGTTTATCTTACTCAGCTAAAAAGTTTGAGGTAGTCAATGTAACAATGGAAGCAACAACGCAAGATGAAACGCCTATAATGGCTTGTAGGCTTACTTTAAAAGAAACTGATGCCAGTATATACAGCTACGCTTATAACGCCTATACAACGCCTGTAAGCACAGGAACTAACCTTACTACAGGTGATTATACAATAGCCGCGCCAACAAGCCTTGCTGTAGCGAGTGCAAACACAGTAGAAGGGGTAACAAACAAGGCTTCAGCAGTAGTCACTTGGACAAACAATACTTCAGATGCCATACAGGGAACAGAGATATACTATGCAACTGATGGCTCAACATTCCAATCTGCGGGGTCTGTAGGTAGAGGTACAGCACGATTCTTAATACCTAATGTTATTGTAGGTAACACAATCACAGTTAAGGTACGCCATTTCTTATTCAATGGAACATACGGTAACTTCACTAGCACCGTAGCCGCAACAATCGCTCTAGGTGTTAGCATTAGCGCCCCAACAAGTCTATCAGCTACCACAGGTAAAGCGTTATTGATTAGGGTGACATGGACAAACCCTAACTTAACTAATATGCGTTCAGTTAAGTTATACAGAACAACATCAAACTCAGCACCCACAGATGATAGCACGCTCGTTTCAACTTACGCGGGTGAGCCAAATAAAAAGATGACTGCTATATTTGGTAAGGCAGATGGACTAACGGCGGGTACAAACTATTATTTTTGGGGGGCGGCAGTAGACCATCAAGGAAATCAATCATCATATACCAGTAGCGCCACAGGTAATTTTATTCATATAGAAGCGGCAGATATTGTAGCGGGTACTATAACTTCAGCATCAGGTGTTATTGGAACGATTGATGCTTCAGAAATAAACGTAACTAATATAACTGCTAGTAATATATCAACAGGAACACTAAACGCTAATAGACTTAATCTAAATGGTAGTACCTTAACTGTTACAAGTAATGGATTAGAAATAAGTGGCGGGGGTGTTGGTGTTACACAGCTTGGAACAAGGGGGGCGGGGTCTGCGGTTTTTAATTCAACCCCATCAAATGCGAGTTTTTCAACAACTGAAACAACCACATTGACTCAAGCATTCACAGCGGGTGAAGCGGGTACTTATGCTCTTTATTATATAGGGTCAATTAGTACAACAAGCGGTAGTTTCTCAGGCTCTTATCAGTTTAGAATAAAAGTAAAACAAGGTGGTACTGCAATAAATACCTTGACTACTGGTACAGGTACAGAGGAATTTGTGATTCCTATATCAAATAATATTACTTTTAGCGCGGGTGCAAGCGCAACATTTACAGTAACAGCAGAGGATATAGGCGCAACAACACAATCAGGTATGGTTATGTATAACCAATATTTACAATTAATAAGAATAACTAAACAACAATGACATATAAAGTACAACCACAATCTATTTATGACTCAGGTACAGATACAACGCAGAATATGTATTCCTGTTCTGTAGAATTAAGATTGATTAGAAATAGATTACTTGCTCAATGTGATTGGACACAAGCGGCAGACTCACCATTGAGTGATTCAAAGAAGGCAGAATGGGCTACATACAGACAAGCATTGAGAGATTTGCCCGCTAGTTATGCAAGTGAGAATGATCTAACTAATGTGGATTTCCCAGATATACCATCATGAGTTATGTTGTTTTTAGTGGGGTGTATGACAAGGATGGTCACTTTGTATCATTCAAGATAAATGAGTTTGATGTGAGTATTACTGAAACTTATTATGCTAATGATAAATGGAATACAAAAGAAAAGAACATAGAAATAGATGATGCAATAATATACCAACAAAGATTAGTACATGATGGATATACACAAAACTTAAAGGTGACTGACATAAAAACGAGGAAAATGTGATGGAAGAAAAACTGGTAGAAGCCAATGAAGTGATAGACCAATCAGAAACAGTTAAAAAGAAAGTAGAAGTAGAAGTAGAATTAAGCCCCAACAACATAGGTGCTAACCCTTATTACAAGTGGATTCATCTAGCAAAGACTGTAGATGCGTGGCGTATATTTCCGCGTATCTTTGTAGCCGTATACATTATCTTGCTATACAAGGTTATCACTTGGTTTATGACAATCCCAGAGCCTAACCTAGAGCAAGCGGGCTTGGTGTCTGTAGTTACAGGTGCTATGGCGGCAGTCTTTGGAATATACGCGGGAACTTCTGGACAGAGCAAGAAGTTTAAAGGCGAAGATTAGATGGAAGCATTTGACCTAATCGCTGAATTAGGTTTGCCCATTGCAAGTGGTCTTGTTATGGCTTACTTCATATTCCTTGTTATGAAGCAACTCATGGACGGCTTGGTAGGTGAAATAAAAACTGTAGAAAGTATCGCTAAAATGCTTATTACCAGAGCATCAACCATGAACAATGACATGATACGCATTGACACTAGCGTAAGTAGTGCCTTAAACCTATCGCCAGATTTAGAGCGTATATCACGCGCACAGAACTTTGTTGAAGATGGAAAGATAGATGCAAGACGAGATTAATCTACCGCCCATAGGAGATGCGGAAGCAGTCGTTGATGGATTGTTTGGTTTGATATACCTATACCCATCTGATTATTTTATTGTATTTGGCTCTCTGAGCCTGTTTGCTATCTATGGCTTAACAATCTATGCGGGTATTAAGTACATACAAAAGAAGTTTAGATAATGGATATTGTTGCTCTTATATCAGAGTTTGGCTTCCAAGTCGTGATGGTAGTGGGTCTGGGTTACTTTGTTTATTTCGTATGGCAAACAATCAACAATAAGATAGACCCCGCCGTACAAGCTATGAAGATAACTATTATTAGACTGACAGACCAATTAAGGCTCTTAGACCAAGATATGATAAGATTGCAACAAAAAGTAAACACGGTATTAGAATTGAAAGAAACAGATGAAAAGGCTAAAAAAAATAAGACTAACAAAGCAAATAGCTGAAGATGCCATCACATTTATATGCTTGTTATGCATGATGTATATTTGTTTTTCTTTAGCAAACAAGGTGTTGACGTTTAATATATTATGAAAAAAGATAAAGAATTATTAATTGTTGGTTGGTTTGTATTAGCTTCTTTCTTATCAGGAACTATAAAAGCTGATGATTTAGTATTTGTATTTAAAAACCCCGCATTCAGTGGCGTAGGTTATTCTGCTCATGTGCTTACGGTAGACGAACAAGAGAGAACAAGACGGCAAAAAATACAAGAAGATATACAGTCAGCTATAGATGAAGCCGCCAGAGATGCTGATAACACAACGCTTTCTAAGTTTTTGCGTAACCTAGAATCGCGTATCTTCTCAAGGTTATCTCAAGACCTAGCTGAATCATTATTTGATGATGGTGGCGGTACAGGTGGCTCAATAGATTTAGAGGGCAACACAATCAACTTTATAAACACAGGTACAGAAATTGTCTTAACAATTCTTGACATTGACGGAGTAACGACAGAGATACGAATACCTATTGGCTCATTCGGTATCTGCGCTGATGCACCATGCGTGCCTTAATATTATTATTCTTTCTATATGGGTGCGCACCATTAGCCGTAATTGGAGATAAAGAAAATCCAGTAATAGAAAGACCTTCATTGAATCTGTTAAGAGATTTGCCCGCGCCAAAACAAAAAGCAGTGGTATCTGTATATAGCTTCCCAGATTTAACAGGACAGCGAAAATCGTCAGAGCGCATGGCGTTGTTCAGCACGGCGGTGAGTCAGGGCGGGGCTTTGATGCTAATGGAAGCGCTAATGAACGCGGGTGGTGGCTCTTGGTTTACCGTTATTGAAAGACAAGGGTTAGCTAATTTAACTCGTGAAAGACAGTTAATTATTTCAACACGCGAAAGCTATGACGGTGAAGGTTCAAATAAACTCATGCCATTACTCTACTCAGGTATTATTTTTGAGGGTGGCATAGTCAGCTATGATACCAACTATGAAACAGGGGGCAGTGGTATTAGAATACGCGGAGTAGGCATCAATAATCTCTACAGGCGTGACCGTGTTACAGTAAATCTGAGAGCGGTACTTGTGCAAACTGGTGAAATATTGTTGAATGTATCTACAAGCAAGACTGTTTTTTCTGCGGGTGCGGGTTCTGATGTGTTTGTTTTTGAGAATCAAGGAACAGACCTCATTGAGATTGAATCTGGTTTGACAGAGAATGAAACAGTAGGTCTTGCTACAAAGATTGCCATAGAAACAGCAGTTTACGCATTGATTCAGCAAGGCATAGAACTAAATATGTGGAGTTATGATGATGAAAGTCTTTAATTATTGCGTATGGATTGTACTCATGTTTCTTATCAGCGTTTCTTATGCTGACAATAACCTTATATACATCACGCAAAGCGGGTCAGGTTTAACTATGACAATTGACCAGATTGGGAATTCCAACAAAGTAGGAACAAGCCAAACAAGAGCAACTTTTACTGGAACATCAATGGTAGTAGACATTGACAGTGTGGGCGATTCAAATATTGTTGCGGCAACTGTAGCTCAAGGTAACAGTACCAGTTTCACAGCATCAACAACAGGTGACTCAAACACGACAACAATCACTGCGGGTGGCACAGGTGATGTAGCTAATACTGATTTTGATTATGCGGCTACAGGTGACTCTAATGTCCTAACATTTAGTCAAGGTGCAAGCGCGGCGGCTACTGCGGGTAATCAAGATTTCTCAGTGACAGGTACATCAAATGATATAAACGCATCATGTGAAGTAGTAGGGTGCATCAATAACTGGACAGTAAGCGGCAACAGTAATGATATAGATACAACGCAAACTGGCAACGCTGACCACAGTATTACTGCCACAATAACGGGTAATACTAATGATATTGATATAGACCAAACCAACACTGGTGGTAGCACAAGCGGTGTATTGAGCCTTATATCTACTACATCAAGCGGTACAATAGACATAGACCAATGCACTTCTGGTTGTTGATACTTTTTTCTGTATTACTGCAAATAGTCTTAATTCCAATAATACACGCAGACATAGGGTCTATATCAGAACTCAAAGGAAACGGCGAAATACGGCGCGAGAACACTACTGATAGTCTACTGGCAGAGTTAGCCCTAGATATATTCTCAAATGATGATGTAAGAACTGGTAATGGTCGTATCGCCATAAGATTTGTTGATGATACCTTAATTACTTTGACCGAGCATTCAAAGGTCATCATTGACTCATTCGTCTACGATACTGACCGCAGTAAAAGTGAACTGGCTTTATCTTTTGTTAGAGGTACAGGTAGATTTCTTTCTAGCAAAACAAAAAGAAAAATACCGAATGAGAATGTGAAGATAAGGACAAATTCAGCAACGATTGGCATTCGTGGTACAAGTTTCTCAGTCAGTAGTGAGCCAGACACAGGCAGAGATTTAATAATCCTACTGCCTAATGAAGATGGTACATCTAGTGGTGAAATAACCGTGACCACAATGGCGGGTACAGTGGTTTTGACGGAAGCCTTCCAAGCTACAGTCGTTACAGTCGCAGAGCAAATGCCTACAAGACCAGTAGTATTAAGTGGATTGACATTAGACTTCATAGACAACTTGCTAATCATTAATCCGCCAGAAGAAACAGAACGCGCCGTAGAAGAACAAAATGCTAGTGCAGATAATATTCTTGATGTTGATTTGCTTGAGAATGACCTAGACACAGATTATCTGGAAGAAGATGAATTAGAGAATATAGACCGCCTAGACATAGACTTACTCAGTATAGACTTTCTCGTTGACCTGTTAGATGTGATAGAAACCAATGTCAATAAACAGGCAGAGGTGAATGTATTAGAAGGTGTTGAGATAGAAGGCATTACACCGCCATTTGACCCAACTACGCAAACATTCACATTTGTAGAAGGCTCTATGCTCACTATATTCAGACAGGTAGAAAACACGGTAGACTTACAAATAGATAAAGACAGCGCTTTTAATATTTCTATTTTATCTGCGGGACAAGAAATAAACGCAACAATCAATGGTGGTGGCGAAGGTGAGATATTCATTAATCAGTCTAATTAGTTTTTTAATCATTGTTATATTCATTTTGTATTCAATAAGTTTAGAAGCTGACACCAATACCATCAACATACAAACCAAAGGCTCTGACACTTCAATATCAGTAGATCAATCAACTGGCTCTAGCAACACAACTACGATATGGTGCGGATTATCTAATGGCACTTACACCACGCATACTTGTTCAAATGCAACGATAACAATAGACCAACATGGTACAGGCAATCTGGCTAAAGCATATTCACAAGTAACCAATCACAACTATAATCAATACACAATCAATCAGAATGGAAATAACAATACTGGATATTTAGACTTAGATGATGACAGCAACATTGCCACAATCACACAGACAGGCAACAGCAACTACGGTGAGATATATATGCAAGGTGATGATAACGTCTATACCATCACGCAAACAGGCAACAGCTTCTATGCAAAGATGAGAGCATTCGGTGATGACTCAGCATGGACAATAACCCAATCTGGAACAGGCAATCACAATGCCTATATCAAATCATGTAGCAACTGCAACAACAATGATGCCACAATTACACAATCAGGAAGTGGTACTAAAGACGGTGACATTGAGTTTTTGAATGACCCATCAGATAACAATACCGTGAATCTAACTCAAAGTGGCGGTGGCGCTCATGTGGGAAATATATTAGTCAAACAAGGAAACTACACGGTGAATGCAACGCAGTCAGGGTCAACCAATCAAACTTATTCTGTAACCCTAGACTGCACCACATCATGTAATAAGACAATTACAGTCAATCAATTTTGAAGCAAAAAAAACCCCCAATTAAGGGGGTCTGGTAAGTGGTTGTGAAATTTATTATTTTTTGTAATTGTATATAGCCATTTCTTCTTTTTCTTCATTCCAATACCAATCCCCATCTTTCAAACCTGAGGGGGTGTTCAATATTTTATTTTTTAATACATCATAGTTATCATCATAGACACTATCCATTTTTTTAACTAGCGCTTTAGCTGACATACATAGTCCGAAATAATAATTACCTCTAAAATATGATGGTTCTGAATAATGGTCTGCATCACTATATAATTCATACCATGCATCATTCTTTTCAGTAGAAATCCAGAAATGATTTTTAGTTTGATGTAAAATTTCTGGTGCATCCAAGTCACGCTCACAATGGTCAATGTAAAAAGATTTTGAAATTTTTAAACCTTGTTCTTCCATTTTTGTTTCCTTGTTTTTGTTTTTAATTATTGTTTCCACATACATATAATACCACAAATGTTTACTATTGCAAACATTTTTATACCTTTTTATCTATTTATTTTTTGTGATTTGAGCTAGACTTGGTGAAAACAAATTAGCATAAGCTAGGAGATATCCACATGGGTTATAAAATCTCGTTTGTATTAGGTACATTACTCGCCGT